CCGCAACAGACGTAGATATGGTGTTGACTATATTGAAAAATATGTCTTTGGCATCACAGAAACCATTACCTACAAACTTAAAGGCGGTAACAGTGTTGTCGTTGATTTAATAACCCATGCTCAAGATTTGATGGCTGATGGTGATGTAAACAATGCCCGTCAAATCTTGAATATTGCCAAGCATATTTTGGATGAAATTGCTAATGGCAAATTGGTTGGAACAGTAAAACGCAAGTAATTTTAAAGGAGAGCAAAATGAAAGAATCAATCCCCGACATTCTCACCGCTATTGCTATCGGCATTGGCTTTGCAGTCCTCTTAGCCTCATGGTGGTTAACATGAGCAGCGAACCAGCATTTCCAACGCCCATCGTTAGCATAATGCAACATCAAGGCATGACCTTGCGGGATTACTTTGCGGCAAAGGCTATGCAAGGGATGTATGCAAATAATTCTTTTCCGACAGGAATAATGTTTGATACAGCAAAAGAAGCCTATGAATTGGCAGACGCAATGCTGAAAGCGAGGGAGCAATGACCGACCTTCAAGACTTCTGCCAAGAGCATCGCACTATGGATGAGTTGGTAGAGGCTGGCTACAAGGCTACAAGCGTCTACAACGCTGTTAAGCGTAAGGAGTTGACCAATACCAAGGCAACAGACGATTGGGGTCGCAAGCTGCATGGCAAGGGCTTGTTCCTGTCCACAGTCACAGTTGAGCCTATGAACTTCACCGCCTTGCAATCCGCATGGCATACCCCACAACCACAAGGAGAAACAGCATGAGCATAGAGACAGAGATTGCAGAACTCGCACAAAAGTTTGTGCCAGCTTGCTACGCTGGCGGCATTCTTTCAAGGTCTGACATGAAAGAGTTAATCATCAAGGTTGCTAATCAAGCAGTTGTAATTGGGTGGAGCCATGCAGAGAGCATGACCAGAAAGCGTTTGGAGAAGAAGATTACTCAGATGGAACAAGAGATGAGCATTATGAAAGACCAGATGAAGTCCCTTGAACTCGACTTGCTGGCTGCTGAAAGCAAATGAATACGCTCATTAAGGTCATCATTGCTGTGGGTTGCGCCTTTGCTTTGATGTACTTTGATTCCTTAGATTTCAAACCAAGGGAGAAGACCAATGTGGGAAACAGTATTGTGGGTTCTAGTAATGGGAGTTTTCGGGTTCGCCTTGGGGGTTTGCGTCTGCACAGGGTTTGTGTTGTACCTACTAAACAAGGAAGTAGACGAGTAGTGAAGTGTCCAGTTTGCGAGTGGACTAGGACTGCTGACAACCAATATATGTGCAAGAAGATTCAACGAATCATCGTTGTAAGCCACATCAAGAAAAGGGCAAAGCATGACAGATGAAGATGAAGGATTTAACGAGATGGAGAAGCGTAGTTTGTGGCGTAAACGGGCTGTGCAAGCAACCATATCAATCAACCCCTATAGAGATCAAGTCATAGAGGAAGTGGCTCTAGAGGTTGAGAAGCTAACTGGCTTTGGTAAAGACACTATTGACAGTTTGACTGTTTACATCAGGGATATGAAGACATGAAAGAAACACCAGTGCCAAGATTAAGAAAAGAGATGACAAAGAATGGGCGAGGCGTATCCGCTAAGTTGACCGAGAGCGAATACAAAGAGTGGGTCATTTTGGGCAAAGGCAAGTGGCTGAGATCATTCCTAAAAGACAGTAGATTTGCAAGGGGACAAGCATGACACAAAATGAAGTTGAGTTAAAAATTAAAGAGGCAATACAAAGCCAACAGCCTGTTTGGTTAGGCGTTTGGATAGATATTGAAGAGGGAGATGTTGATGTTTGGTTAACTGTTAAAAACAAGCCAGCACAAAGCATAGAGAAAGGGGACAAGCATGAATAAGCCAAAGAATGTATTTGATTGGAATGATGGCACTCCAAGCATCTGGTCAAGGGACAAGGAACTCAGGATGATTGCTCAAGGCAGGGCATGGGGTCATGCTGCACAAGCTAAAATTGGGCTTGAATCTAAGCAGCAAGTTACTGTCTATTCACGGGCGAAATCAAGCAAATGACACCTGACGCAATGATGACTCCTAAAGAGATGGAGTCCTACAAACCAGACATTGAATTAGTAATCCTTGCTAGGCAAGCTGGATTCATCATGCCTGACTTTGCCATAGACAAAGCAAACGATGCTTGGGCATGTCGTAAAGTACCGGCAATGTGGCTTGCCCTCGCAAAGTTTAAATACATCTGCCAACAGGAAGAAAAAGCTAAGTTTGCTGATGCTTACGCTGAGTTCAACAAGAAATGATTCGTAAGATAAGAACCTTCTATGGCAGGGCAAAAGGTGGTAACAGAAATTCCACCACCACTGTAGATATGGGTCATGCTTGGTTATGCGAGAAGTGCGGTGAGGTGATCTTGTACGAACACCTCACCCCTAAACACTTCTGTAGGCGGCAGATTAAGCCTGTAGTCCTTGGAGATACTGAGTCTTCCCTGCCACCTTGACAGCAGTCATTTCTTGCTTCTTGAGGTTGTTAGGGTCATAGGAAACATGAACCCATCCCGAATCAGGGATACCCTGTGTGTAGAACTCAAGGATAAGTTGTGTATAGTCCAAGTTATCCATAATCCACTGAGCCAAATCAGCATTGGCAACGCCAACAATCTCAATATCAGCAGCTTGACCTTTGCAGTGATCGCTGGTCTTTGACCCACCAACAGCCGCATTGGACTCAGAGCTACGATAACCTGAGTTAACAGTAACAGACATACCAAAATGTTCACGCACAGGCTGAAGCACCTTTTCGCAAAGAGTCTTTAGGTTCTCCAGCGCCTCATCATCAGGTGTATTGTCGATACCAAGACGGGTAGCTGTGTCAGATTTTGTTAGTTCTTTTAGGGTAAAGTTGGCAGATAAGTTCATTTTGTTCCTTTCAGGGTTTGATAAACAGTGTTATACGCATCTATGCAAGCATTCAATTGTCTGATGGCTTTGTCTCCATCGTCTGTGATGGCGATAAGATTTTTAGCAGTCTCTCTGTCAAGTTCGGCTGTTGCTTGAACGCTATCTCTGGACTCAGTGGGGGCATCTGAGGGGGTGTGTACGGGGCAGACGGGGCTTTGGACAGGAATCCGCAACTTGAGAGTACCAGCACTGATAGCGGCATCACGCTTCGCAATCTGAATCTTTGCATTGTTTTCCACCTTCAATAATTGTGTTGTTTGCTTGTTTACAGCTTGAACTAAGGCTTGTTCCTTCTCCCTAGCAATGGCATTCAAAGAGGCTATTTCAGCCTGTTGACGAGCATTCTCATCCTCGCTACCCTTGTAATAACCACCGCTAAAAGCGCCCAAAACAGCCATCAGAATGCCTAGCAAGACCCAAGGATTAAACAAACTCATGGCTTGGGCGGCTCGTCAGTGTCAGTGGCTTCTGCCTTGGCTGTAGCTGTTGCTATTGCCTTAACGCCTGAACGACCAGCTACACCACCAAGTACACCAGTGATGAAGACCATTATGGTGCTAATCTGTTGGGTGTAAACCTTGTCAATGGGAGCCATGCCAGCCATAGGCTGAGTGACATAAGTTAATGCGTAAAGGAACATAGCGACAGAGCCAAGCAGAATCAATATCAGGCAAACAATCACAAAAGCCCACACCCTAGCTTCAATTTCTTCAGCAGTCATGCGGTTATTAGGTTTGTATCCAACTGTAGGCATTATTTTTTCTCCTGTTCGGGTTTAACGAGTTGCTCTGGACAAGTACCTGTAGCGGTACAGATTGGGGGCTTGCATTCAGCATTAGTCCAATTGTTTGGGTCTTGGCATGGGTATCTGAATCTATCTTGACAACCTGTCAGCAGGAGGATTGTCAGAATTATTGTTAGGCTCTTTATCACGATTCTTCTTCCTTTCAGAGTTTTCAATCTGTCTTCTGAGTTTCTCGACCTTCTCTAGCTGTTGCTTGACCTCATGCTTTGCCTCAAGAGTCTCTAGCAGAATCATACCCATGATAGGTAACAACACTATTACAAGTACACAAGCAGCAATCCATCCCACTACGCTCTCCCAATCTTGCTTAAGACTCCTATCAGAAGCCATATATAGAGGAGGCAAAGGATAGTCACTAGAAGATACGCTTGCTTTTCGTTTAGGAGGCGTTCCCTTTCCTTTCGTTGCCATGCTTCTGCATCCCGAATTTTCCTTGCTTTTGCTTGCTCTGCTTCAATTACATCCTTCATGCTGAATACTTCAGAATACAAAGCACCCATCTCGGGTGGAGACTGATAGACCATGCACTCTCTGATCTGAACCACCAACCTATCCATCTCCTGCTGTGCAAGAACCCTGTTTAGGGCTTCTTCCATCAGGTTCACATCTTCATCAAAGACTACAGTCCTAGACTTTTCTTCAGCTTCCCTTATGTGTTCCTCAAGCAT